TGGTACTTTCATTATTGAAGTAACTAAAGCAAAAGGTTATACTGCTTCAGGACAAACAAGATAATGGCTGATACTGTAACAAGTCAAACTATAGCAGATGTTGCTGGTAGTAAAACGGTAATGAAGTTTACCAATAAATCTGACGGTACAGGTGAGAGTTTAGTAGAGAAAATGACAAGTGCGTCTTTGAACCACTTGTCTACCTCTACAAAGATTGCAAGGGTTGTGTATTCAATCAACACTACTGACCCAAAAGGTGCGGTAGAAATATTGTTTGAAGGCACAACTAACGCAACCGCACTCTTTCTTGGTGGTTCTGGCACGATAGATTTACAAACACCAGCAATACAGATCGCTAACAATGCAACATCACCAACTGGTGATATACTGTTCTCTACTCACAATTTTGTGAATGGTGATAGTTATTCCGTCATTTTAGAGGTCAGATAACATAAATAGAACAAAAGGGGAAAATACGCACATGAAACTAATTAGAGAAGAAATAAATGAGGCACAATACATTGTCGAAGAAGATAATGGTAAGAAGTCTCATAAAATCAAAGGTATTTTCATGCAGGCAAACATTAAGAACAGAAATGGTCGTGTTTACCCACAGGAAGTATTAGAGAAAGAGGTTAATCGTTACAATAAAGAATTTGTCGATAAAAAGAGAGCGTTTGGCGAACTAGGGCACCCAGACGGACCTACTGTAAATTTAGAGAGAGTATCACACTTAATCACTAAATTAGAGGGTGATGGCAAAGGTAACTACATTGGCGAAGCAAAAATTACAGACACGCCTTATGGTAAGATTGTAAAAAGTCTTATAGACGAAGGCGCACAATTAGGAGTTTCATCAAGGGGCATGGGTTCTTTGGAGAATAGAGGCGGTACAAACTATGTAAAATCTGATTTTTACTTAGCAACTGCTGCCGACATTGTTGCAGATCCATCTGCTCCACAGGCATTCGTTAACGGTGTCATGGAGGGCAAAGAGTGGATTTGGGATGGTGGTATAATCAAGGAACAAGATGTTTCTGAAATACAAGAACAAATTGAGCGTGAGGCTAGACAGCGTAAAGCAAATTTAGAGGCGCATGCCTTTGATAGTTTTATGCAAAAACTTACAAAAAGATAAATAGTTATACGCAAATTTTATTTCGAAATAATAAGGAGAGAATATAAAAAATGGCTGAAGAAATCAAAAACGAAAATATCGTTTCTGAGGCTCCTGAGGGAGTTGTTGAGGCTATGCATGACGCACCTAAAAAAGGTAGCGGTAAAGCAGAACCAATGCAAAAAGGTGCTGACTATGAAGACTTAGGTCCGGCAGTAACTTCTCCAACTGATAAAGTTGGACAAGACAAGTCTAAGGACAAAGTTAAAAAAGACGCATCTGCTCCTACGAAAGGTGCTACACCGGCAGAACCAATGCAAAAACTAGCGGCTGACAAACACATGAAGGCTGAAGCGGCGCATGATGACGGTGAGAAAAAAGATAAAGAAGACGATAAAGACGAAGATGAAATCATGGAAATGCCAAAGACTAAATCAGGTATGATTCAGGCTATGTACGACATGATGAACAAAAAGAAAAAATCTGAAATTGCTGCTTCTTACGGTAAAATGATGGCTGCTATGAACGGCGATGATGAGAAAAAAGAAGGCATGCATGATAAAGATGAAGACGAAAAAGATAAAGAGAAGAAGGAATCAGTTGAAGCAAGAGTAAAATCTATTGATGTTTCAGATGATGTTAACGCTCTTGTATCTGGTGATAGTTCTTTGTCCGAAGAGTTTAAATCTAAAGCGGCAACAATCTTTGAAGCGGCTGTTAAATCAAAAGTAAAATCTGAAATCGAAAGATTAGAAGGTGAATACTCAAACGAATTAGCAGAAGCAAAAGATCAAGTAAAAGATGACCTAACTACTAAGGTTGACAATTACTTAAACTATGTTGTTGAGCAGTGGATGGCTGATAATGAATTAGCAATCGAAAAAGGTATCAAAGGCGAAATCGCTGAAGACTTTATTGGTGGCTTAAAACAATTATTCGAAGATCATTACATTGATGTTCCAGAAGAAAAGTATGATGTCCTAGAGGCAAAAGAAAAAGAACTGGAAGAGTTAAAATCTAAAGTTAATGAAATGACAGAAAAGGCTGTTGAAGATAAAAAGACAATTGACGGTTATACAAAAGACGAAATCTTTGAAGAACAAGTTGAAGGTTTAGCGGATACTGAAAAAGAAAAGATGAAATCTTTAGTAGAAGATGTAAGTTTCGAAAGTGCTGATGAGTACAAGAAAAAACTTTCTACAATTAAAGAAAGTTATTTTGGTACTAAAAAAGAAGCACCAGCAGATACTAAAAATGTCGATACTGTTAACGAAGATTCCAACGATGGTAACACAGTAGCGCCAGAGGATCTATCAGATTCCATGAAGCGTTATACGGCTGCAATCAGTAGGGGAAAAAGTAGAGATATCTACGGAAGAAATATATAAAATAAGGAGAGATAAACAAAATGTTTAATTCACAAAACTTACAAGAAAAGTGGTCTCCTGTCCTAGAGCATGCGGATCTACCAAAAATTGATTCCCCATACAAAAGGGCGGTAACTGCTGTTATCTTGGAAAACCAAGAAAAAGCGGCTAAAGAAGACAAAGCGTTTCTAGGTGAGATTGCCAATGTAACTGGCGACAGTGCAGTAGCAAACTGGGATCCAATCCTAATCTCATTAGTTAGAAGAGCAATGCCTAACTTAATCGCATACGACATCTGTGGCGTTCAACCAATGACTGGTCCAACAGGACTAATCTTTGCTATGAAGTCCAGATTTACTTCAAACTCAGGCACAGAAGCATTATTCAACGAGCCAGATTCAGATTTCTCTGGTACTGGTACAATGTCTGCTTCACT